GTATTTTTTCTCCATTTACTTCTTTTAAATATTTTCTAGATAACATATATAATACATCAGATGATAATAAATCTTTATCTATATCTATATCTATATCTATATCTTTATCTTTATCTTTATTTTTATCTTTTTTCGGGTTTCTTTTATCTTTATCTTTATTTTTATTTTTGTTTGTATTTTTATTCTCTTTAAAAAATTCTATATTTTTTTTTTTATAAAAATAAAATAATATTATTATTAATAATATTACCAATAATAATATTATTAAAAATAATATATTCATTACTTTAATTTATATAAATATTTTAATAATCAATATTAATTATTCTTACATCACCTCCTAAAGTTATTTTGTCTTTATCTTGAATTATATTTCTATTTTCGTTTTCTAAATTTTGATTTTGTTCTAGATTTTGATTTAGATTTTGATTTAGATTTTGTTCTAGATTTTGATTTTGTTCTAGATTTTGATTTTGTTCTAGATTTTGATTTTCTTTTAGATCTTGATTTTGTTCTAGATTATAATTTTTATCATAATTTATAATTTTACCATCTTTAATATCTTTATAAGCTTTTTCAGCATTTTTTTTTATTTTTTCAAGACGATTTATTTCTTCCTTTCTTTCTATTTTTCCTTCTAATTTTGAAAGATTTTTTTTTAATTTTTCTAGTTTGAGATTATCTTTTTTTTCTTTTTCATAACAATCATCATCATCTTCACAGTCTGTATCATCGTCGTCATCATCATCTTCATCATCATCTTCATCATCATCTTCATCATCATCTTCATCGTCTATATCATCGTCGTGATCATCATAGTCATTGTCGTCATCACCACTTTTATCTATATCACTATTTTCACTATTTTTACTATTTTCACTATTTTCACTATTTTCACTATTTTCACTATTTTCACTATTTTCACTTGCATTATCACTATAGTTATTATCTTCATCAACATCTGAATTTTTATTTTTTTCACTTTCTTTATCCTTATCTTTTGAAAACCAAGTCCATGGTTGCCACCAAGCGCCTCCTGTCATATTTACATTATCTTTATCATCGTCATCTGAACTGTCTATTAAGTCATCTATTTCGGGTAATGGAAAATTAACCTTTTCTGTATTTAATCTTAATTGCAATCCCATTGTTTCTAATTCTTGTACTAATAATTTAAATGTATAAGGTGTTTTAATAGTACATATATCATCTTTATCACATAAATTACATTTAATTATTTTATTTTTTTTAGATGGATTATAAATTGCTAATACACCACATCTTTTACATATTGTCCACTCATATTTATCAGATCTTTCCATCATACTTTCTCGCATAAATAATGATGTTCCGTGACTTAAAACACTATCTCTTTCCATTTCACCAATTCTTAAACCACCATTTTTTCTTCTACCTGCGGTTGGTTGTCTTGTTAATGAAACTTTAGGACCCACACCTCTCGAATGCATTTTTTCTGCTACCATATGTTTCAATCTAAAATAATATGTAGGACCAATAAATACTTCACAATTTAATTGTTGTCCTGTAAAACCATTATATAATATCTCATTTCCATGCGGATTTAAACCCATATCAATTAACGACTTATATATTTTATTTTCATCAAATGGTAAAAAAACAGTACCATCTCCTAATACTCCATCTATACAACATAATTTTGCAAATACACATTCTACTAAATGACCTATAGTCATCCGTGATGGTATAGCATGTGGATTTATAATAATATCAGGTTTTATACCATTTTTACTAAAAGGCATACTTTCTTCTGGAATAACCATTCCTATTACACCCTTTTGCCCATGCCTAGAAGCATGTTTGTCGCCAAATTCTGGTTTTTTGATTTTTAAAAATCTTACTTTACATACCATAGAATCTTCATCATTTAATTTTTTTTCTATAAAAACTTTATCTATTTTACCAAATAATGAATTATCTGTTACTATAGAACAATCGCTGTACACAATTTCTTTTACATATTCTTTAAAAACACCTTTTTTAATTTCTTTATATATATATTTTTCAATTAACATTCCCACTATGACTACAGTTTGTCCTTTTGGTATATATATCCCTTCGCTTATAAAACCTTCATCATTTATAAAATTATAATTAGCATTTTTAATATTTACTACATTTTCACCCATTTCTTTATATTTTATTGGATTTCCAAATATTATTTTTTCATATTGAGACACTATTTTTGATGTAGCCGTTACCGATTTATAATATGATAATGAAAATAATCCCCTATCTATACTATGTTTATTTATCATTATACTATCTTCTTGATTAAAACCCGAATAAGACATTATCGCAACTATTACATTAAAACCATTTGGCATATTATTACTACATGTATATTGTGATATTCTTGTACTTATAATTGGTTTTTGCGAATAATGTAAAACATAGGACATCGTATCAAATCTTTTATTAAAATTAGTAGCATATATTCCAATTGCTTGTTTACTTTGTGCCGCATGAAATACATTTCTCGCAGATTGATTATGATTACATAATGGAATATTTCCACTTATAGCACTTAACATTGTAGATGGATGTATTTCCAAATGTGTATGAAATATATTAATAGTTTTATTATCCATTGCTATATAACAAGTATCTTGTTCATCAATATCTATATATTCAATTAAAGCACCATTTTTCTCTAATTCTATTAATATTTCGTCATTAGATTTATTTGCAAATATTGGTAATATTTGTGGTTGTATATAATCACTTTTATAATAAAAATTATCATTTTTATCCACTTCATTTAATAAATTTATTGTCCCCGTTAACATATCAAACCAATTATCATATTTCTTTTTATCACTATTATATTTTGATATAATTATTAAAGGTCTACAACATCTTCCTGCGTCGGTTAATATTCTTATTTCATTGTTTTTAATATTCCATGATATAGATATTAGTATATTAATTAAATTATTTCTTCTATATGCTCTTAAAATACGTATTATTTTTTTAGGATCATTTGTTAATCCATATAATGAACCGTTTATAAATATTTTACCAATATTTCTATTCATTTTACCATTGTAATCCTCCAATAATATTATTCCAATATCATTTAAACATTCTTTTATACATTCTACATCTATTGATGAGGTTATTTTAGTTAATAAGGCCATATTTTTTAAATATCCGACTGATCCACCATCTGGTGTAGCAAATGGGCACATTATCCCATATTGTTGCGAATGTAATCTATGAGGACTAGTTAATTTTAAACTTCTATCCAAAGGCATATTTATTGATCTTAAATGTGATAAAAAACCTATATAACTTATTCGTGATAAATCTTGAACCATGCCTAATTCGGGATCATCATCATCTTCTAAACCCCACATTCCTTTTAAAGATCTTGAAAAACTTTTGGTTATAATTAATGGTGGTATTATTTTATAAATATTATTATCATTTATAAAAAATTCATAATTATTATTATTTTTCCAAGCCCCATAATTATATGTTCTATCTAAACTATCTCTTATAAATTTTCTTAATTTCATATATGATTCATAAAATAATTGTGATAATAAATAACCACTTATATCAACTCTTTTATATATATAACTATCCCTATCACTTTCTGTTGATATATTTAAACATGTATTTATAAATTGTTTTGTTAAATAACCTAAATATTTACATTTATTTTCAAATATTTCTATATTTGGAAATATATCTGTTATTAATATACTTTTTATATGATCTATTGTTTTATATGTCGATAATGGTATCATATAATTAAATGCTTCTTGTTGTGTATATATAATAGATGATGCTGATATTGTTGGTCTTATAAAATCATCAAAATATTTTTTTTCTATATCATTTAAATCATTTCCAAATATTAATTCATATATATCTTTATCACTTTCTATACCTAATGCCCTAAATAAAACAAATAATGGGATTTTTTTTCCATTTATACCTCTAAATGTACATAATATAGCACCCCTCTTATTTTTATAATCAATACCTACATCATTTTCATTTAATATATTTGGGTTTTTTATCAAATAAAATTCAATACTTTTTGGAGATAAAACTGTTTCTCCTTTATCCGCTGTACATTTTATTAATCCTTTATATGAAAAATTATCATCATCTTTATATTTAGATGTAAATAATCTATTTGATGTAATTCTTTCTTGTGCTATTATTACCTTTTCTTTACCGTCTATTATAAAATATCCTCCCATATCATATATACATTCGCCTAAATTTTTTAAAACTTCAGATCCTTGACCATTTAATACACAAGCATCACTATGAAGCATTATAGGTATTGAACCTATCGCAATATTTTTAAATTTTTTTTCATATAAATAATCAGCATCATCTGTTATATGAACCACTACATTAGCATATAAATGTGTATCATATGTTAAATTTTTTAATCTTGCATCATTTGGTGTTATTATCTTTGGGGAAGAACCTTCATATGTTATTGGTCTATCTATAAATATTTCTTCCCCATTAATACCACCAATATATATATCAACTTTCATTATATTTATACCATTATCATTATATTTTATCATCGTTATTGGATTAAAAGATTTTATTGTATTTGGTATATTGTTTTTAATAAAATCTCTAAAACTATCATGATGATGTCCAGTAAATGGATATTTATGATTTTTAAAATATAAATCTAATATATCCCATTCGTCCATTTATAATAACTATCTATTATTAAATTAATTTATAATTATTTTATATAAATTAATTTATATAAATATATTTATATAATATTATTATATATTATGAATAAAACTTTATCTAAATTAATTGATAATTGTGTTGATTATAATTCAGAGTATAATATTTCACTAGCAATTCATCATATTCTTAAAAATAATTATCGTTATATTGGTTATAATAAATGGGAATATTTTGATAATCATAGTAAATCGTGGATTATTGATATTAATAATAAATATTTAAAACGTGATATTGAAACCAATATATGTAATGAATTTTTAAATAGAATCAAATATTTGATATATAAAAGTAATTTAGAACATTATAATAATAATTTAAAAAATGATTATGAATTAAAAATTAATAAATTATTAATTTGCTCTAATAAATTAAAAAATAAAAAATATATAATTACTATTATTAAAGAAGCTAGATCGCTATTTGAATATGATAAATATTAATAATTTAATACATAATATAAAAAAATTATATAATAAATATGATAATATTTATCATGATATTATTGTTAATTATTCACATAATTTATGTAATAATTATATTAATAGTTATATTAAAGAAGTTAATAATACTCGTTGGAGTAATTTCCCTGAAATAACTAAATATCTTAATAAATGTAAATATGTTTGTATTTTTTCTTGTGATTATTATAAATTTAAATTTTACATTTATTCTTCAAATAAATTAAATTATCCCATTATTATTAAAATAATTAAATTATTTAAAAGAATTTGTATCTTAAATGAATTTTATAATTTAAATAATAATTTATTTGATTTTCATATATGTTTATGTCCACATTCTAGAAAAATTCCTTATAAAAATGAATTATTTGACGCTAAACATATTAATGGTGGATTTACTATAGTTAATAGTAATTGTATTTATATTTTTAGAAAAGATGAATTTATGAAAGTTGCTTTACATGAATTTATACACCATATTCCTATAATAAATGATAGTTTGTTTAATTTAGATGAAAACAATATAAATATATTAAAAAATAAATTTAATATTTCACAAAATACTATATTATTACCTGCAGAATCTGTTGTTGAATTTTGGGCAAATATTTATAATTTAATTTTTATTTCTATTGAATATAATATATCTTTTAAATTATTAGTAGAAAAAGAAATTAAATTCTCATTATTACAATATAATAAAATTAGAAAAATTAATAAATATAAAATTTGGGAAGAAAATACAAATACCTTTTGTTATATAGTTTTAAAATTAATATTATTATATAATTATAAAAAATTTTTACTTTTTAATATGCCATATAATCATAATGATTTCGTTAATTTTCTTATTGATAATTATGATTATAAAAAATATATTATATTAAATAAAAATAATAATATAAAAATAAAACCTAATAACTCTCTTGATATTATGTTATTTAGTAATTTTTAATATTATATATATAATATTATATTATATATAAATATAATTTAATAACTAAATTTATATAAAATATGTTAAATTTAATTATTGATTCAAGAGAAAAAACTCTATTTAATTCTATTATGGAAAGAGACTTAGATATTTATATAAAAGATATTACTATTCAAAATACTAATTTAGAATTAGGAGATATTAAAATTATTATTAATAATGATATTTATAGAGAACTTATATTTGAAAGAAAAACACTAAATGATTTAATCTCTTCTATACATGATGGTAGATATAAAGAACAAAAAACAAGATTACTATCTAATTTTTATTCCTATAATATTACATATATTATAGAAGGTGATGATATATCTAAAAGTATTGATAGAAATAATAAAAAAATTTCAAGTGCCTACATGAATATGTTATATAGAGATAATATTCATTTAATATTTACTAAAAATATTTTTGAAACAACTAATTTTATTTTATCATTATGTAGTAAAATAATTGATAAACCTTCTAATTATATTAATAATAATATGGATAATAATTTTAAATATACAGATTGTATTAAAATAAAATCTAAAAAAAATGATAATATTACACCAGATAACTGTTTTATTTTACAATTATCTCAAATACCTAATATATCTAATATTATTGCTAAAAATATTACTAATATTTTTCCTAATATTAGAGAATTAATAAAAGAACTAGATAAATATGATAATGAAAATGATAAAATTAAAGTTCTTTCATCTATTGATAAGGTTGGTATTAAAAAAGCCAAAAATATATTAAAATATATGAAATTATAAAATTGTATAGATTTTATTATAATTACAAAAAAAAATGATTATTTTTTTTGTATATTTTTATACAAAAACAATGATGTCTTTTAATGCCAAATTCAATATTATTACTTTTATTGTTATTACTTATTTAAATACTGTTTTTTGTAGAACGCGCTCTCGTATAACGAGAGGTTCTTCGTGTAGTTGTAAACATAGAATTCAAAATGAAAGAGATAATGCTGTTAATAATTATAATTCTATATTAGATGAATTTAATCAATTTAAAGAATTAATTACTAAAAGTAATTGCCCCGATGGTACATCATTTAATTATGATAAATTTATCGAATATAATAAAATTATTTGCGATAAATGTCCTGATAATTTCTTTAGATCTTTCAATAACTCTAAATGTCTACCATGCGCCGAAGGATATGTATCACATAATGGTGCTTCAAAATGTATTAAATGTAGAACTGGATATAATGATTATAAATGTATTAAACCTTCAACTTCTTTTTGTAAAATTAATTATATTATTAATAATTCTTCAACTTCTACCCTCGGTAGTTGTATTAAATGTAATAAAAATCTTAAAGAATTTATTCCTTATAGTAATCAGGAAGAAAAATGTCATATTTGTCCGAGCGGCAGTACTCTTATTAATGATATTTTATGTATTAAATGTCCTATTGGTACTTACGAACATAATAATAAATGTATTGATTGCGAAATTGGATACTATGCTGATATCGAAGGATCTAGTAAATGTATGAAATGTAATAATGAAAATTCATTATCTTATCTAACATATGGTAATAATCACTGTAAAGATAGTATATTTTATAATATTTCTAAAATTATAGATAATAATATTATTAACATCGAACCAGTTATTAATATTGCTAAATATATTACAATTGCTGGATTAAATAATGATAAAATACTTAAAAGTATAAGTTATCCAGCTACTTTAATATTTACAGGTTTCTATTTATTTTCTTAAATTTCTTATAATAAATGCTGCTATATGTATGTTGACTATGAGTATTTTAATCTCATTAAAATATGATCATATATTAAGGAAAAAGTAAATATACATATTATTGTAAGATTATATAATTAATATATAATTATATTTTTTTATTTATTTTTATTTATTAGATAATGTGTATATGAAAGTTAGTATATACTATTTAACACTTTCAATACTTATATTTATATTAATATATAATATTTCAATTTATAATAACAAGAAAATTGAAAAATTTACTACACAAAATACAGATAATGTAGAAACTATTATTAATAAATTTATTAATAAACTTAATAAAAAAAGATATTTAATTAATAAAAAAAATAATTTAAAAGATATATTACCAGAATGTGTTAATACTAATAATGTTTTAATAACTGATTATAATAATGATATTAATATATTATCAATAAATAATAAAGAATATGGAAATATTGATAAGAAAGTATGTCAAATAGATGATGCTAGCTGTTTTTTTAATAATAATATTTGTGATGATGCAACTTCATTTACCAATAATAATATTATTTATGGTAATAGTAATAAATATACTAACAACTGTTCTGATTTAGAAGATAAAGAATATGGTAGAATAAGTAATAGAGGATTTAGTAACGATAAATCAATTTCAGACATTATTACTAATGCAAGAGAAACAACATATGACGA